TATTCTTTCCTTTTAGTATGAAATTGTCAGCGTAAATCGCTTTTATTTTTCATACTCTTCTGGATTACGCCTCTGTGGGAGAACGGTTCCATAAGCTTCAGTTACCAACTTGTTGCGGAGGTCGGCTTCTCCCATATCGGCTACTTGTAGAGCCTCATCCATTGTAGGCGGCATCATTGCTGGCAGAGGTGCCCCAGCTTCTCCTGCAACTCCTGGCTTACCAGCAGTTTCTGGGTTAGGCATAGTTCCAGTTAATTCAGCAATTTCTTGCTCAATTTGAACCTGCATAAGCTTAAGTGCGCCATCTGCAACAGCATCATCCATAAGTTCTTGACGGATTTCGTTTAACTTCTCTGCAGGGAACTCTTCGCCAAGAGTACGTAATGCGCCTTCCTTGGATTCAATACCAAGTGAAAGCTTGGACTGAATCTCGTTAAGCGCAATAAGCTTGTCAAGAGGCAGTGGCTGTGGGAAATGCACGTAAGACTGATAGGTAAGCGGGTCTTGTGGATCCAAGCGGTCTAGTTGACCTCTTTTTAGCTTAACGTTTGTAGCAGGATTCCATGTCAAAACTTCTGGCTCTTTGATAGCAAGGCTGAGAAGAATTAGCTCGTTTACTCGCTCTAACCCTCGAGCGTATTGAATGATCTTCTGGTGATAGCGGGCCATCAAAGGCTGGAACTGAATAGAAAGGGCAACACCTGAGGTGTTGGAGATCGGCTGTGCTTGACCAAGAGCTGTTTCAGGTACACCAATCATTTCGTGCATAGTCTTCTTAAGAAGAGCCATGAACTCCATAGCGCCCTTTAGTCCTTGTGAACCGCCTTCAAGGTTTTCAACCTTAGCGTCCTTTGGAAGACCGCCCCATACTTTATTAGCGCCCTTTTCTAGTTGAGACGCTTTCGCTCCAATGATGACAGTGACCGGTGCAGCATGGTAATTAACGATGTCAGATACATCAGTAGCTGTTTCATTATAAGCGCGGTTAATGTTGGTAATGTCATGGCAATCAGCCAGCCCCCAAGGAGAACCGCTAATACGAACATTCGGAATATGGATAACAGGAATAGTGCCGAGCGGATTAGGGCGCGAGTCAATAAGTTCATCATTGATGTATTCCTCGATAATGTCGTCCGTAAGGATTTCTGTGTAAGTAAATACTTGGCGTGTACCTTCAAGCGATGTTCCCCAGAAACGGTACTTAAGCTTAAAACGAATCAAGCGCTCGCGGTCGTGGGGGTGAAATTCTGGAAATGCGAAAGATGAGTTAAGAGGAAGCACTCGAACGCGGCCTGGGTGTTGTCTACCCGCTGCATCCGCCCAGGCTTCTTCGTAGGCAACCTTAATAAAACAATCTCCAGATACTGAGCCTTGCTGGCCGATTTCCCAAAGAACTGTTGCTTTATTGTTGTCTACTTCCCACACACGCTCTAACAAGTCAGGAACAATAGCTTCGGTTTCTTTTGGTGATCGGAAGCTTACGCCCTTACCAAATGTAAAGTTAATAAGAAAATCTGTGAACGCACGGAAGTAGTTAAGAACCAACTGCGTTTCGCCTGTTTGACGGCGGTATGAATAGTGGTGACCAAGGTACATAGCCCAGTTAAGGGAGTAACGATTTAGACGAGGGCCGTGTACTTCAAACTCTTCATCCGCAAGCTCAACAAGGCCAAGCGGTGAAATGGAGATGGTTAAGTCGGATGACGCCGCTCGATAACTCGGAGGCGAAAAATCAATACCGCTCACTTAACCACCTTACTTAGCATGCCCAAAGGCTATCATAAAAACTAAAAAATTATTAACCGCGTTGGCGTTCGCCCCGAATGTTACTCTTACCAACTGGTTTAGTAACTTTTGCTTTCCGTTCTTTTTCTTCTTTTTCACGCTTCTCATGGTCATAGTCTCTAAAGCGTGGATCAATTTCTTTCTTTGAATCCACAAAGTTTCCACCCATTTGAACGTAGTGCGAGTGAACCCAGTGGGCAGCAGCAGGCGATGGGTATGTAGTGAACTTAGCTCGTGCTTGCGCAGTAAGCATGTTCCAAAGTTTTGGGTTAGCGGGATTACGCTTCGGACCCTCTTTTACTTCTTGACCTGTATTTAATGCCACTGTGGATTCCTAAACATTAGAAGCCCTACCCCCGCAGCTGTTAAATTCGCTGGACGGGGGTAGGGACTTTATTAGTCTTCTACTACTGCTGGGTTTAGAGATGCTTGGCGTGATCCTGAACGGAATTCACGCTCAAACTTGTTGTCACCATGGTCAGCAAAACCGCCTGCTGAAAACTCAGTCAAGTTGTTTGGTGCTTCTACCCATGCTGCTGAACCAACATGTGCACGCTCGCGCATTGTCTCTTCGGCAGGCTTTGTGTGAACAGGCTTGTTACGGTTTGGACGTCCTGCAGCTGGCTCGTAGCCTTGCATAGCGCCAGTTGTGAACTGTGCTGGAACGTCTGTGTCTGTTGCAATACCTTCTTCAAAACGAAGTGGTCCGCGTTGGCCTGGTGTAGCACCTGCCATTTTGCGGTCGTACATGTTTCCAGCTTTTTCAGGAAACTTTGGTGATGGTGCGATTGACATATAAACTCCTAAATTTAGGTTGAGGTACCTCAGATAAAGTGTGCTACGTATTCGCATGCCAGTCAGGCTAAAGTGTCAATTATCTAGAAAAGAACGGGGAGCTAGATACCTCTACCTGTGGCATGGTTAGGTCCATAGTTAAAGAAACCGCAATGGCTAAGCTATCCGCGTAGTCGTCGTGGGCGTGGGCTTCTTCAGGGGCATGGGCCAAAAAGTTAGGGCCTGTAAACTTAGTTTCCAGGTCGGTCATCTGTTGGTAAAAACGTTTCCAAGTACGTAGGCGACGCGTTTTAGCGTGGGCTGGCCAACCGACCATGCGGCGATCAATTAAAGCCTTAAGGTGCTTCCAACGCTTTGACTGCTCAGGCTGGCTACTGCCTATCGCGTGAACCTCTGCTCTTGGAAGAAGCAGCTTAAGTCTCTGGGCTACTGCATCTCCAACACCGTTGGCATCTACACCAACCGCAAGCACGTCATAGTTATTTAAGAAGTTTACAATTTGGAAATACTGGTCTTCCCAGTCATCTCCTTGGATTTCCATCCAGTTAAGAATGCGGTGGTCAAAGTATCCAAACTCGTCTGGTCTATCCCAGTCAACCCACACAACTGTTACAACTGTGGAGTCCATCTTACGAGCGGGGTCAATACCAACTACAACAGGTGTTCTGTGCCAAGCTTTAACTGTTTCCTGAGAGGTGTCGCCTAGCTCATCCATAATAGTTGAGGTAACAAACATGCCGCGTTCCAACAGCCATTTACAGTTGTAGGACATCTGGAACTCATCTGAGTCTTCGCCAATACGAAGCGTCTCTTTCTTAATGAACTTACCGTAGTTTAGGTTGACCTTAGCTACATCACGCCAGTCCCACTCAAAGTGGTTTTGACGATTACCTCTACCAGTTTGGCGTCGCTTGTTTAATTGTATGGAGCGATAAAAGTTGTTTTTGTGTGTGGTAGGGGTACCAGTCTTAACCATTGTTCCTGAGTAGTAAGCAAGCATAGGAGAGATTGACTTAGACACTACGAAGTCATCTGCTTCTTGACACTCGTCAATAACAATAAGGTGGAAAGACTTAGACTCAATCTTTGCGCGAGGGTTAGCAGTCATCATCATTAGGCTACTGCCTGAGTTCTTCAACTTGATCTGGCGTGTTACTCCAGGAACTTTGCCTAGGGAGTCGTCAATCTCAGGGTCTCCCAAGATCTCTAGTGCACGCTCAGAAGTAAGGCGGTTTACTGTACGACCAAAGAGTGTTTCTACCTGACCTTCAACTGGGGCGAACATGCCAATCCAGATACCATTTGCAAATTTACCAAGTAGGTCTGGATACATCTTTGCTAAGCGTGGAAGTAAAACCATAAGTGCGGCTACTGTATTGGCGATAGTTTCTGACTTACCTGACTGACGTGCAGCAAGGGCAGTTACTTCTTCACCGTCATTGATAATTACAGATTCAATAATGCGGCGGGCAAGCGGCATCTGATAAGGGTGGAGCTCATGGCCCACCAGCGCAGTCATGAATTGGATGCATCTATCAACAAGCATCTTTACAAACTCTTTAGATAGCTCGTCTAATTCATCATCATCATCTTCAGGAGGGGCTAACTCCTCGCCCTCTTCGGGCAGGAATTCGTCTTCGTCCAGATTATCAAACAAGTTGTTTTCCATATTGACAGTAGTCTAGTAGAAAACAGATAGCCTGGGCTGTTATACCCAGGCTAGATGTTACCTACTACACGGGGAGAGGAAGTAAGAGGTGTCGTAATCCTATCACAAGTTAACGCGAGTCATGCGAACATTCAAAGCATCTACAACAGCATGAAGAGCTTCGGCACCAGCTAAAGCCTCACGTAGAACTACTTCATCTCTGTTCTTGGAGTAAGCCGACAAACAACGACCTAGCTCAAACAATGCTTGGTCTGCCCACATCTCTAGCTCACCTGTAGGGATTCTAGAAACGCGTTTTGCTACTTTTTCTGGAAATGGCTTAGTCCAGGGAGTTTTTTTAAAAAGTGTCATTGTATAACCCATCGTTTGGAGTCCATGCTGTGCGACCTCTCATAGCCTTCATCATGATTAAATCTACATCCTCATCAGTCAAAAGGTGAGGGTCTTTCACGGTTCTAAAAAACAAACCGATGTAATATCCAGGCTTTGTAAAAGGAACCCGAAACACTAAGCATTTTCCAAAGCGAAACGGGATTTCTGTTTCCTGGGTATGACCAACCTCTACTATCGGCAAAAAGTTGCGGTGATAGTACTGAAGTGTTCCAACGTATAGTGGTCCAAGTGTTCTCATTATGAGTTTAAGAATACCCTAATTTCTTCTGGAAGTGAAGATGGGTCGCATGGACCCATGTCGTCATGCCCATCTAGTCCTGACCCCTTTAAGTACTTGCCGGTTGAATCGCTAGACTTTAACCCGTTCCAAAACGCCTGTGGTATATCGCGGTACTCCCACCACGTTCCGTCACGGAACACAACTACTAGACGCGACTCTTCTGGGCTATAAGCGATCTTACGAGCTCTTGGACGCGATTGGTTTGTGGTGGGCGCATTGCTACGCTTATAAGTAGCAGGAGGTTCAACTGGGGTCATCTTATCCCAGACAGTTGCCATATCAAGCGCCTCTTGCATGCGCATAGATAAATTAAGTACGCGGTTAGATTGCTCTTCACGCTGTTTCTGCTGTTGCTGCCTAAAGTCCTGCCCGCGTACGTTCTTAGGCATCTACATCCTCACATACATGCAATTCTGTTTCGTTCTCTGGAACCCTTGCTAAACACACGCCACATCGCAAAACGCGGATTGGCTTATAGTTATTCTGTGCGGTAGCTCCCATTGGGAAGTCTCCACCGTCTTCGCTGTATTGCGGTATGTAGTCATCCACAATGTCAGGTTCCCTAAATAACTCTCTAGGAAACGGGCCTACTGGATCCATGACGTGGTCAGGAACCGCGTGGATTTGTACAGCAGCTTTTCTAGTTACTCTCATCTGCAGGGGCTTCTTCCTCAACAGTAGATTCTTCTACCGGAGCCGCTGCTTTTTTCTTTGCCTTTGGGGCCTCTGCTAATGGGAAGTGTCCGGTTGATGCTCGTGCTCGTAACCAAGTAGGCAAGCATTCAGCGCAATAGTCAAGTGGGTTTGCTCCTGGATCCGCAACAGTGTAGACAGCATCTGCTGGGCAGTTTACGCATTTAATCATTTTATCTCCTAGTTCGGATATTATTCTAGCCCATAAAGCAAAAAGGGCGGGTAGTTAACCCGCCCCCAGTGCTGTGTCTTTATTACTTCTTTTTAGCCTTAGCCGCTTCCTTAGCAAGCTTCTTGCCGGCTTCAGTAGCTAGAGACTCCGCTACTCGACCAAAGGCTGGGTCCATCTTGTTTACGTAGCGAAGAGCTACTGGAACCAAAGATGCCCATAGAGCGTTAGCTACTAGTAGCCACTCACCTGAACCGAAGTCAAGTGGGGTTGCTGCTCCGCTGGTTTGCATAACAATCATTACTGCGCCGATAACCTGACCAAACAGGTTGCGAGCGTAGGATTCAATCAGTGCTTTGTTCATTGTTCTCCTTAGTGGTTATTCACCTAGTTTAGCCTTAAGAACCAAAAAGTCGGTCTTAAGTTCTGTTAAGTCTGCGCGTGTGTCATTCATCTGGTCTTTCATAGATGAACCGCCATTCTCATACAGTTGGTATTCGATTCTGACAAGCTTCTTTTCTAAACGCAGTATGTATGTTAGCACTATACCTAGTTGCCCGCTTAGAATTACTGCCAAGGTGACTTTATCAAGCAACGACACGCGTATACCCATTCTGTAGAAATGTCAAGGAAAAGACTAGCACAGAATGGTTGTCCATATGATGAGCACTTTTAATTGTGTATAACATATTAAATAAGGAAATACAACATTTGTACGCATAAAATACAGAAATATAAAAATATTATTTTTAATGGTTTTGACTTGACAAGGGCTGTAACTCTTTGGTTGGCTAGTAGTCCGACTGAGAGGAGCAGAAATGCTTAATATCAGAGAAAACATAGCAAAAGTAGCGGTTGTTGCAGTCTACACAATTGCGTTTGGCACTGTGCCACACGCTCTTGCGGCAACAGTTTGGGAAGCTCCGGCGCCCCAAGCAGTTGTTAAGGTTGTTGACCCGCTAGAGGAGTTTAAGAACGCTCGGAAGCTTGATGAAGCTGAGCTGAAGAAACTCCTACAAGCAGTTGGTTTTGAGGGAAAGGCCCTCAGGATTGCTTGGGCTGTCGCTATGAAGGAGTCGAACGGACGTCCTTTAGCGCACAACACTAATGTGAATACGGGGGACAACTCGTACGGTATTTACCAGATCAACATGATTGGTGACCTGGGACCTGCTCGTAGAGAGAAGTTCGACCTAGAAACAAACGCGGATCTATTTGATCCCGTCACTAACGCAAAGATTGCGTACTTCATGACTGCCGGTGGAAAAAACTGGTCAGCGTGGAAAATACATCCCGGCCAAAACAATGGAGAAAGGTATGAAGCGTTCCTTGAAAAGTTCGCGTTAAATTAACATATGGAAGACATTCGGGCACCTTATTTCGATGGCACACAACCGTGTAGACAACTCGACACAAACCTTTTCTTCCCCGAAGATCCGGGCGAAACTTTAAGGTTAAAGGCAATGGCTAAACCCATATGCAGTTCATGCAAGTTCGTTCATGAATGCTTGGAGTGGGCTCTAGATAATAATGAAGTCGGTATCTGGGGCGGCACTACAGACAGTGAACGCTTGCGAATGTCCCGAAAACGAAGAAAACTAAAAATAGGCGCTTAAAGCAAAAAGCCCCCTGCTATATGCAGGGGGCTTTTTTGTTGGGCGCTTAAGAAGCTGTTGCCCAAGGTGTGATTGTAATTGTTGCGGTTGTTGCCACTGCACCTGTACCAGCTGCAACTGACTGTGTCTTGATTGTTCCAGCAACTGCCACAACTGCACCTGTAATAGCTGAAAGAGCCAATACTGTGGTTGCTGTGGTTGTAACTGTGAATGTGTTGTCTGTAAGGCGTGTAACTGTGTAAGTACCGTTAACTGATGCGTCAACACCTGTGATCGTGACCTTGTTACCGGTAACAAATCCGTGTGATGCGTCTGTGATGGTTGTAACTCCTGAGCCTGCTGTACGAGCTGCTGCTGTTACTACACCTGCTGCGTTAGTTGCTGCAGCAGCTGTAGTGATGTTAGCTGCTTCGTAACCAGCATCCTTAAGTTCGTCAAGGGCTAGGGCTGTTGTCTCACCAAGTACGTTAGGTACATTGATGTAAGCAATTCCTGCGCCATCAGCTGCTGTAAGAGCAGTTGTTGACTCAACCTTGCCGTACCACTGGCCTGTAATTTCGCCAGCGTTAGCTGCGTTTGTTACTGTGAACTTTAGTGCGTCTGCTGTAGCAACTGTTGCTGCTGATAGGTTGTAAGCTGAGGCTGTTAGGCCTGTGATGTTTACAACATCTCCAACTGCAAGCTTGTTCTGAGCTGTGTATGTAACAGTTGTTCCGTTACCTGAAGCTGCTGTAACCATGTAGTTACCTGCTGCTTCGAAGTATGCAGGGAAGTTAGCCCACTCAGCTTCAATATCTGAGTGATCTCCTAGTGCTGGGTT